AATATTCGGATCTGCTAACATAATCAAAACATGATTCTCATCTGAAATCTTATGTAGAATTTCAACCGGAATATTAGTATCCACAAATATTCTTTTCTTTGTTCTTGAAACCAAGTAAAGATTCCCGTTTATTTCCATGCTAACGTCCTCCATAATTTGTTGACTTCTTCGCCCGAAAATCAATTTTATTGGCTTATGCCTATATTTTATAGTGTGAGTGGTTTTGTAGCGGATCCGGTTATTTTATCGCAGTAATTCTTTATCAATAATCTGGAAATTTGCCCTGTGGATATAAAGAGCTTTTCCGTCAATCATTAACTTTGTCATTTTAGGTAGATCATCCGGGATTTTCCAGAACACCTCGTCACCAGAATATGCGGCTATTGGTTGTCCAAGTTGGGATTTAATTACTACAACCCTAGATTTCCCAAAATAATTTTTATAATAATTCACAATCCCGGCTATGTATGCATTCTCTGAAATCTTCCCGGTTGAATGGCTGGTAATATCTTCCTGGGTAAAATCAACCTCCGGCTTCAATCCTTTTTGCTCAAAAATACAAGTATCACCACAACTTTCAATTTCTTTACCGTCTATCAGAATTGTAATGACGGAAGATACATCATAGCTGGTTGTTTCGTTACCCTCGCTATCGTAGCCCTTAGATTTCGTTTTATTCCCGGAAATATTAATCTTGTCCCCAGTGGTGGTCATAACCTTTTTGCCGTAGTTATCGTAGGTATAGATTGTGTAGCTGTTTCCAGAAAGATTTCCTTTCACGTCATTCATGTAATCGTCATTCGCTGCACAGCCTGTTAGCCCTGTGATAATGCAAATAAAGGTAATTATCGCCAGTAGTGTTTTGATTCTTTTCATGGTTTTTGTCCTCCCTCATATGTCTCATAATCAATCGTCCCCAGATCACCGTACACATCTGGGTAATAGATTCCAACCCAAAAGTTATCTTCCATTGCTTTGTAGTAAGTTACTTTTACATTCCATCTCTGTACCTCGTCAATAATTTCTTTGTTAAGAAGTCCGAATTGATCTCGGCAAGCTTCACTTTCCAGTTTGTAAGTCAATGCTTTGTATTTCTCGGCATTTGCCTGTCTGGTGGCGGTAACCGTAGTCTGGCTTATTGCTAAAAGCAATCCAGCGATCAAAAGATATACCGCACCGATAAAAGCCACTGCTACGCCCAAAACAAGCACGGTTGCGCTCACATTCGAATACTCATATTCGTAGCTTAAAGATTCTCCTATTCTATTTGCAATCAGAATAACAACGCCGACTGCAAAAATGATTATTGATAGCCAAAATATCATAGTGTGTCCTCCCTGTCCTCAATTTTCATTAACAAATTTTTCCGTATGTAGCCAGACATGAAATGCGAATAATGGTGATCCGTGTACTCACTAAATGAAGTGCCAAAGTATTCATCAATCACTTTCATATATGTTTCAATCTCAACATTCTGGAAGTAATCTGGATTTGGCCCGAATCCAAACTTGTCCAGGATATTATCCAAAGCGTCTTGATTGATTTTTGTGTGTGGTTTTCTGGTTCGTTCTTCGTACCTCTTGAAGAAATACTTCGATACTACCAGGAAGCGGTTGGTTGTATATGGGCTTGTCGTATATCCCAATTCTTCAAGCCGTACTGAAACCTGGTTCTTGAATGCAGACCAGTTAAAAGATTTACGGTCTATTGGAATATACTGGATGTTATCCTCAGTCAACATATTTTTGATATGTTGAGAATTGAACCACTCGTTAGAGTGGTATGCATTTTTCTTTTCTTCTTTTAACTCCGTAGGAGATGTAGTATCTGGTATAGTAGTTTCTGAATGATAATCTTTGAAAGTATTCTCTGGTAATGCTTCCCCCGAACTGTCTTTGTGCATTTCGTCATTTTGTCTATGCCTTTCGTCATTCTGTCCAGATGCACATTGGCTATTTGTCTTTGGGTTTTCCTTTACTATACCATTTAATATGTTTTCAAGAACATCTTCATTGATGGAATACCATTTTGTACGGTCTCTTTGGTCTTTATTATAATTTCCAGTGATAACAATTCCGGAAGAAATTAAACTTTTAAAAGCTCTTTCTATAGTTTTTGTAGACCACCATGGGAAATTATTCTTTTGCCATTCTTCCATCGTGTTAAAAGTCCAATATCTTCCATCATAATAATTTCTTTGCAATTTTTCATTTATTTCAAGCCAGTAATAAATTTGGCGTAAAACAATGGCTTCATTTAGCCCTAATTTTACTGCTAAATCTGGTTTGATGATAACGCTTTCTTTGCTGGATAAAAAAAGATCTGATAATTTACCTTTCATATTAGATAACCTCCTTGTTGGTCGTAGGCACTCTCCGTATTGTGCCAGAATCCTTGATTTATAAAAACAGTGGACAGGCGTATCAAGGTTTACGCTTTTCGGGAGCTACCCTAGACCACTGAATTTACCGAATTATTTTTCAAGAGTTACATAACCGAGTTTTTCTAACTCATTTATCGCATTATCAATAACATTTATTTTTTCTTTTGAAAGATCATATAATTCCTTTACATTGAAATTATCTTTGTCAACACTCATCATCAAAGCATATATTCCCTTTGCTTCAAGGGAAATATTTCTATTATGAAGCACTTCTTTGCTTACTACACAATAATTTTTATATGACATTTTTGCTTTCCCTCCCCATTGTAAGGTTCCATTTTAAATCGAACCTTTCCAGACCTCATTTTAAATGCGGGCTGTCTAAAAATTCAAAATTATGCCGCAATTTTATTAATTCCTTTATTCAGAATAAATTCTTTTATTTCGTTATATCCCCATCCATATCCGACTAATGCGCTCACAAGCATTTCTGCGTTCTGAACTTTCACCAACTCTTCTTCTGAAAAATAATCTCTCATACTTTCTTTTTTTGTGATTCCGAATTCCTCTCTCAGTTGCTTGGCGTTTTTGCCAAATATGGACTTGTAAATAACGTCTGTATATGTAGAATAGGCATGTCCGTGCATTCTTTCATTTTCAGAAGATTGCTGGATTGCCTTTGTCAATGCCTGTCTTACTGCTATTCCTTTAGCTCGTTCAAGTTCTGCTGCACGCTGCTTTTTAAAAGCAATTTTTAAGGATTGTTCGCAACCAATAAAATAGTTTCTTGCTTGTTCTCCTCTTTCAGATTTTGATAGCATTGAAAGTTTTTTGGCGAAATGGGCAGTTATCTTATAATCAACAGTTTTATTACCCTCGACATAAATGTCGAACCCCCAATAGTCTTCATTTTCTACCGCAAATGAATTGTCGATAATATTTGTTTTCGCCCATCTTGAAAATTGTCCCTGTGCAAGTCCTAAAAATGAATATAGTTTTCTTGCAGTAGTCATGCCTTCTTCGTCAATCCCAAGTGCAATCTCAATAGGTGTCTGTTCACTTGTTATCAAAACTTCATTTTCCATTCTCCATTCCTCCTTATATTGATGGATAAAATAAAAAGAGCCGCCAAGTAAGATAAAAATTCCTCAAAATCGAGAAATATTAATTTCTTCTTAGCGGCTCAAAAATCAAGACCGTGTGTACTTCTTCATTGAAGAAATTATACCACACAATCAGTCAAAAATCAATATGCCGGGGATGGTTTGAAACGGCTATCCGTATCATTCTGGGCTTTTGTTACTGCTTTTGCAATCTCGCTTCCATCCAGAATAATGCTGTTCATAATGTACTGCGGATTCTTGTTTCCGCTGTTCATACTCATTGCCATTGCAACTCCTTGTGCTACTGCTTTTGCCATTTCTTCTTTTGTAAGTCCCATGCTTCCGTCTGAGCTGGAAACAATGCTGTCTGCGATCTTCTTCATTGTTCGTGGATTTTCCAGAGGAAGAACGGCTTCGGAACCGGCTTCACCGATGCCGATTACCTGTGCACCATTGAAAAGACCACCTTTCGCGCACCAATCAACACTAGAGTTCCATCTCCATTTGTGGGTATTACCCTCTTGCCAGTTAGTATAATTCATTTGCAAATGTGGCGTTTTTATATGAACAGATTCTATTCCACGTTTAAAATCATTCATCGCATTTAGCCCAACAGAATAGAGTCCCGAAAAATTTCCATTAATAGTTTTTCTGATTGAAGAAAAAACTCTTGCAACAGACGACATATTATTTTCGGCATAAGTAAGCATTTTGCCAGTTTCCGTGTCAACTTTTCCAGAAGCCTTTTCCCAAATCTGGTTTGTATTGATAAGGACAGAAGACCAATAACTTTGGATGGTTGTCATAACCTTACCCATTACATCTTTGGTATCAGTGTCCATGGTTCCGAGGGCTGTCGATACAGCACTTGCAGAATTTTCCCAATTGGTTTTAGAGTTGGTTTCAACATCATCATTCGTGTTCTTTATCTTCGACCAAATAGAAGGCATTGTGCTTTCTGTGCTTTTTTTCATTCCAGCCATTGCCGTGCTTACAGCAGTATTTGCGAGACCAAAACCAGTTTTTGTCTTGGATGATACGGATTCAGATGCTGTTGCAACTGATTTGCTCATTGTTGATGAAGCCTTCGGAACATCTTCTGAAAAAGCTTTTATAACTTTTCTTGTGTCAATTCCCATCTCTGCCATTTTATCCATCAATGCTTGGAATGCGGCTCTAGCTGTTGCACCAGATGATTCTTGCTGTTGAAGGACAGTACTTAATTCATCAAACTGCGTTGGAGTGATTACTGCTTGATCTGAAAGTCTTTCCAGTGCAGATTTCGCATTATCAAATTCTGTCCCCATCGTACCGATATATTCATTAATATTGCTTACATGAGAATTTGTGGCAGTATCGGATTCCTCCATTGCTTGTTTTAATGCTTGCTTAAATGTATCAGAAGAAATTCCAAGATTTTCAAGTGTTGTTTCTACGGTTTGGAGCTGTCCATCAAAATCAAATGCATTATCTTTCACATTTTTTAAATCACCTCCAAGTCCTATAAGTTTATCGCCAGAGATTCCAGTTTGTTCTTCGATGATTTTCAATGCTTTTCTAACAACTTCAAAATCGTTGAATGCGTCAGCTGTGGAATCTTTAAAGTCCATAGCTTTTTTTACCTGTCCAAGACCTTCCACGACAAATGCAGTCGCACCCAAATTGGTTGCGTATCCCCAAAATCCTTGGAATTGTCCGCCAGCTGTTTGTGCAACATCACCGAGATTTTTTATCTTTTCTGCAAGTGTAGTAAACCCGCCATTTCCCGCTGTTTCCGCTGCTCCACCAATATCACCGATGATAGTAGGAAGAGAAGATGCGGTATCAAGTGGGAAATTTAAAAGTTTTGAAGCTAATGAACCGATTCCGCTTGCAAAGGAAAAGATTTTGGTGGCAATATCCTTGGCTATTTTGATTGTAAACAATGTTCCAAATGCTGCACCAACTTGTTTTATAAATTCTGGATCAACTCCACTTAATTTTTCAGCCAGCCAATTAATAGCATTTGCAATACCGTTAATTAAGTCCGCTCCAATATTAATTATTCCTTCAAGCCCGGTAATCAACGCATCTGCAAATCCCTCTGCAAATGGTTGGAATGCAGACCATAAATTTCCAAGAGCAGTTCCAACAGCATTCCAATCAACCTTATCAATAAAATTCTGTATTGAGGTTTTTACACGGTCAATACTGCTCCAAATCCAATCCCAATCAACATCAATAATCCCAAAATTATCAAGTGCGGTTACAATTCCGGCTAATCCAAGTGCCATCGACGCATAAGGATGTTTTGCCAATAAAGCAAGTCCTTTTCCTAATGGGCTGTCTTTTCCAATGATTCCACCAATAAAGGTTAATCCTTTGAATCCAAGGATTGCAATGGAGATTTGTCCAAGTCCTTTTCCAATTGCCTGTGCAGTTTCCGGGCTGATATTTTTTATTGCATCAGCAATAGAGTTTAATCCTCCAGGAAGTGTTGTATTGATGAAATTTTCTCCAACATCAAGTAAATCTTTGAAGAAGTCAACAATTCCCTGTCCAACATTTTGTGCAAATGGCGCAAGTGCATCCCAGAAGTTTTTCAATGCCGAATTAAGTTCGTCCCAGTGAATGTTGTTTCCAAAATTTGTTAATGCGTCAACAAGTTCCGGAATTGCACTATTCATTGTCCATGTACCTACCGGCACTAAGAATTTCTCATAGAAATCCATGAGACCAGTCCAAACAAATTTTGTTGGTTTTTGAAGCATTGTAAAGAAACTGGAAAGCGAGCTATTCAGTTTACCCCAATTGATTTTATTCAGTAAATCATTTGTGATGGTAAAGAAACGCGGAAGCCCGGAATTGTCAGATAACATCCATAATCCAATTGGTTTCAGATAATTGTTCCACAAATCTTTCAGCGCTGTAATGGAGAAGCTTCCAAGTTTGCTAAGTCCTTCGCTGTACAGTTTCTTGATTGATTCTGTGGTTGGTTTAGCTGCTTTTCTTATATTTTTAAATGCTTTGACGATTTTATCTGATACAGACTGCGCTTTATTTTCTACATTTGAAAATGCTTCGTCCCATGCTTTTTGGTACTCAGATAATGCCTTATCAAGAGCGTCATCCAACTCTGGTATATGTGTGCTCAACCCTCCTGCATTTCCAGATGTTCCGCTTGTATCAGAATTTTTATTATCATTAAGCTGATTTAATTCATCAAATGAAAGTACAGAAAGAGTTTTTTGCAATTTTTTTGCATTGTCGTTTGCGTTGTCTAATCCAGAAGCGGTATCGTTTGTATTGTCTGCAATATCCCCCATATCAACTGAAGCTTTTCCGGTTGAAGACACATAATCTGACAGCTTAATACCGAGTAGCTTTGCAAGCCAAGAAAAAGCTCTTTCCAAAGCCATAACAAGACCGTTAATATATGGAAGTACTTTTGCAACAATAGGGAGAAACAATGTTCCGATACTTCTACCAAGTGCTTCAAAATTAGATTTCAACATACGAACCTGGTTGGCTGGTTGATTAATCGTTGAAGCCAAATCAGCCCATGCATATTTAGAACTATTTAATATTGTAATTGTTCTTAATATAGCTTTATCTGACTGACTTAGACTTGATACAGTAGCGTCAATTCCAAGGTTATAAAGTTCCTGTTGTAAATTTGCTACACGGATATTAATACCATATTTATCAAGTGCCCTGCTCATTCCAGTTATGCCGGAAGCCATATCGTTCCAAACATCGTTGAATTCAAGATTTTTTACAGAAGCAAGGTCTGCCCCGATTTCTGTTAAAGCTTGTGAAACCTTAGTTGATGCATCTGCTGTTGCCCCCATGGATGATGCCATCTGCGCATAGGTAGCTTGATAATTCATGGTGTCATTTGGATTAAGACCTAGACTGCCACCAGATATACGTGTCAAATCACCTGCATCTGAAATCTCAAATCCAGTCATTTTTTTGGTTAATTCTTTTGTCCTTTTTTCGAATGAACCAATATATTCTTCTGCTGATTTAGCACCAACTTCTTTCCATTTGCTCACATCCAATCCATCTGTAACCTGGTCGAATGCAGAATTGAAATAGTTCAATGTTTCAACATAATTAGATGCGGAAGATATTGATTTCCATACAGCTGTAATTATTCTTTTTAATGTAAAAAACTTAAAGTATAAACTTGCAATTTGTGATGTAAGATTTCCCGCTTTTTTTGAGGCTTTTTCAGCTGTATTTCCAAAACTGGATAGACTAGAACTTGCGCCTCTTATTGCTGAACTAATTTTTCCTCCAATTCTGCTTAAACCACTTGAGGAAGAAGAAAGCCTTGAAAATGAGTTTGCCATGGAATTTGTAGCAGAATTTACCTTTCCTCCAGCATTAGCCAACTTTGCTAGTGCTTCCGTCATGCGGATTGTGTCATCACTGATTTTAGGTGCAGTTTTCATCACATCAAAGAAAGATAATACTTCCTTTGCTAGTGCTCCAAGTTGGCTTGATGTTTGTCCGATTTTATTCCCAGAACTTGCCAATTGTGCAATAGACTGAACTAACCTATTTACAGGTTCAGATATATCGCCAACGCTCGTAAAACTCTCTACAATTGATTTAAGATTTCTTCCAAGCCCAGGCAATTCAGCGGATACATTCGCAATATATTCACCGGAATTGGCTAATCTAGCCATTGAATTGACAAAACGATTAACGCCGGAAGATATATCTGGAATCTCTGCCAAATTGCTTAATTGATGGATTATTTCTCCAAGTTTCCCAGAATCAAATCCGCTAACATCAACCTGGCTAAGCCTGTTGATTGAGTTGATAACTGCATTCAGACCAGAACCTTTATAATCTACTCCACCCATTGTCTTTATGGAATTTGAGAATTTTCCAATTCCATCAGCAATGCTTGTCATTTTCCCTATATCAAGTTCTTTTAGTTTTCCAAGTTCCCTTACACAACTACGTAATCCGTTTGTATTAACTCCGCTTAATGCGGAATTAACTTCTGTGAGTTTATTTGAAAGATTAGTCAGCGCACGTACTGCTTTTTCTGTACTACTGCTAATCTGTATATCAAGGGTATCAATGGTATTGTCAGCCATTTTATTTATCCCTCCTTTTTTACAAAAAAATAAAGGGCAGACAAGAGTGTTAATCCTGCCTGCCCTTTTCATGGTTAAGCTCAAAGTTCGCCTGCATGAGTTGCAAGCTTGCCAAAAGTGCGTTTCTCTGTTTTTTCTTTTCTTCTTCGGAAAGTATACCTTCCTGTTTACGTTTTTCTTCCTCTGCTGATTCCAGTAAAGGTTTCTTCAAATACTCTGCCTTGCATTTTTTTCCCATTAAAGCATTTGCAACAGCTGTGAATGTGGCTGATGTCTCATAAATGCCTGCTTGCCAAAGCTCGGCGTCTCTTCTCTTTTGCCGTATCTTTTCAGCTTCGAGATAAGGTTTTAATTCAGCTGGTGTAGAATCCATAAATTCTTCTTTAGATACGCCAATAGAGAGGTATAAAGGAAGAATCTCTTGGTAAACAACTTCTCGAAATGTTAATTTTTCTTTTTGTGATCCTGTGGAATCTTCGTTGCGTTCTTCTCCACTGCCTGTGCTTCTGCTACTGCATTCAGCAGACCGGATAAAAAACCATTTTTCTCCAATTCTTTATCAAGAAGTTGGTATAAATCAAATCCGCTTTTAGGATTTTCCTCGGTTCCTTCATCTTCGTAATCATCCAAAAGGTCACAGACTTTATCAAGAACAGCTTTTTTTTCAGAATCACTTTCATACCCAAACTCATCCTTGTGCTTCTTTTGAAGTCCGGCAAGAAGCAGTTCCGGAAGAAGAGAAATCATCTTCTGAAGGCTTCTCTCTTTTCCGTCTGTAATTCCCTGTACCTTGTCCAGCACATCTGTTTTTGTAAGAAGTCCATATCCAAATACAACCTTATACTCTTTTCCGTGTACATTAAAAGTTACCATTTTATAATCCTCCCAATATGTTTTTAGCTAAGTGCCATTGCGCCTGTGGAATCTGCTACTGCTTTTGCGGTGTCTAAAGCCTGTGTAAGTTCTTCGGAAACGACTTTTGTATCAAGGCCTTTATATTCCTGAATAATGAGAGACAGCGGAATTGTTGCTGCTTCATTCTGTCCAATATCAGACAATGGAATATTTTTTCCAGGGTCTGCGATAACAAAAAATGCATCAGCGAGGTCTGGAAATACAACTTCAAACCAAACTCTAAATCCTTTTGGCTTTCCTGTTGCCGCATCAGTCATAAGCTTCTTTAATGCTGTGATAACATCAGCGTTAAGATTGAAGGTTACATCCCAAGTACCACCAGTATCCTGTCTACCGGACGCATACTGTGTAATGAAGTCTTCAAGAGCTGATACGTCAATCTGCTCTGTGTCAAGGGAAATTCCACCAATGGAACTACATCTTTTTAACCAGGTAAATGCAGTTGGCTTTGTTCCTTTAGCGGTTTCAACACCGTAATGAAAAGTTACGCCAAGTGTTGTTAAATCTGCCATTTTGATAGGCTCCTTTCTTTAATTCAAGTTTTATGCACGTAACCCAGTGCCGGGAGATAGCGGATCACCGCCTTTCTACTCTTCTTTTCCAGACTGCTTAATAAGCTGATTTACATAAGTACTTAATCCAGCAACGATAATTCCTTGTGTAATTGCAGTAAACAGCGCCATTGCAGCTTCCTGTGAACCGGAAACTGTAGATGTTGCAAAAACATAAAGACCGCAAATTAACACACCAAGAATTCCTAAAATCATTGGAATAAATTTGTCAGAAATATTCTCTGACTTTTTAATCATTGCCCCGATAAAATAAAGAACTACAACGACAATAAGTAATTCTGGCTTTACATAACTTAAAATCTGATCCATAATCTCACCTCGCTTTCGTTTTAAGCATAAAAAAAGAACGTCTATGCGTTCATTGGTTTCAAAGTAATTTTCCTGTATATATCCGGCTGTATCGGCTCACAAGCTTTTTGATTCCACTGTCACCAAAAAACATAGGTTCCGGGCCATATGTACGACGGAATCCCATGCTCACCATAGCTTTGTGACTTATCTTGTCCAATTCATACAATCTGGTTAATGCTTTACTCCCAGATGTGAAGCAATTTACTTGAAATGATGGCATTGTTGCGCATTCATCCCCTTCAAGGTCACCTCTCGTAATTGGATTTCCAAGCATATAAAGCTGTGCATATGCTTTTTTGCCAGAAGTATTTGTCTCGCTCCCATCCATGGAATAATTGTCTGCGCCAGTAATCTTAGAAACAGCCGCTCCCCACCTTGAAAAAACTTCCAATACAGGGGATTCTATTGTGTCCGGCATATCTGTCACCTCACAATAAAAAATGCGCCCACCTTTATGGTGAACGCATTGCATGTTATGCTACAATTTAACACTGTAATCATAACATAATTGGTTAGTATCATTCAGTATATTATGGTATCTTCTTTAAGAAGAGAATACCTCTTTGGCAATTTTGCGAACAGCAATAATAACGGCTTGTTCTGCGTGATACATAGGCATGTACGCTCTATTTCCATATGAATGGCGTGTTTCTCCACTTCTTTCGTCCGTATACCACCATCCATAAGGTGAAAACGCATGGGTTTGTCCGGGGTATGTACCTACTCCGTATTCAGAACCAGATGGCAGAGGGTAATTGTTTGAACCATATGTGATACCAGCTGAAAATTCAATGAATAACACTTTATCACCAGACAGTCTAACAGATGCACCTGTAATGTCACCGTTCTTATTATAGATTATCTCGGTGTAGTATGAACCTTTCTCTTCGTCCGGGATGGATTCCATTGTGGTCTGAATTACTTGTAATCCCTCTTCGCACAATCTCTTAACAAAAAGCTCGTTCTTTCTTTGTAAATCTTTCTGGTATGCCTTTAATTCATTAATTGCATTACGAATTGATTTCTGCGATAAGGTACACTTTATCGTCTTACCCATCTTCATTCCCTCTCTTGGAAATTCCGTATCTAGCAATATTGCCTTTTTGTGTGTCTAAAATCTTCTTTAGCGTGTAATCTGGCAATACTGTAAGTTCTCCATTTTCATTCAAAATAAGGCTTCCGTCCTCGCTTATTTGTGGAATTCTATCTATCCAAAATATGTCCGCTTCCTGTGGATGAAAATTTCGATTAAAGCTTGTAATATACCTGTCATAATCTGGCACTATTCCAGCTGCAATTTCTTCTGGTGTTCCAGCTGTAGATGATACGGAAAAAGAGAACAAAACTGGTTTCTCATAAACTTTAATGCGGTCTAATCCTTGTGTTTTTTCAGTAATTCGTGACCAATATACCTTTTGCTTTTGACGGACTAATCCTCTCATATTTCCTCTCTTTCTTAAATTTGGTTGCTTAACTAAAATTCCCGTCGAAAAAGCTTGATTTTTCAACGGTTTTCGCCACTAATTAACTAAATAAAACGTGCCAAAACACACCTAAATGCGTTATAATATCGGGAGGAGGTGATTACTATGGCAAGACCAAGAAAAGATCCTTCCGAAAAAGCCATCAAGCAATCCATTTCGATCAAGGCTGATCTGCTTCCTCATTTGGAGCACTACTGCCAGAAGGAAGAGAGAACTATGTCCTGGGTGATTGATAAGGCGCTGCGTGAGTGGCTTCGCGAAAGGGGAGAGGATGTATAATCCTCTTCTCTTTTGGTATGTTTTGGTAGGTATATAACTCAACTAAAGCCCTCTTTAATTAATTAGTTTATGCAAAAAAGCTCCTTGCTTTATGGACGCTTTATAATCATTTAAGATAAGCTGGTCTGTTAAGTATTTACTAGCATAGTCTCTGGCAGATAACACCTCAATCTCTCCTTTTTTGACTTTTTGTGCGATATACTCAATAAATTTTTTAAAGTTAGATTCTGACAAGTCAGATGTATCACTCATGTTGTGAGTATAAAAGCAAACACCGCATTTATTTAATATAGCCTTTTCAACGTATGCTTTACAGTTGTCTATACTTGCATTTGTTAGGTAGTTAGCGCCCGTTCTATATTGTGTCCTTGACCTTATATAATTCTCACCGTTGATAAAGCAGCGCTGCATTAAAAACCCCAATTCTTTACAAGCTTCAGTAATATATTCCGCACTGTTGTTATCGGGTGTATTGTACATTACAGGATTGAAGATACCCATATTTTCCTTTTGTTTCAGTCCAGCACTAATTGCGGCTTTCCAACTGTCTTTTGTATTTCCTCTATCACCAATAGTACCATATAAAGCCCAATCCCATCCATTTTCCAGCATTTCATCAAATTGATTTCTTGTTAGCCCATCAGAGATATTATAATCACTTGTTTGAGTATCGAGACAAAATGTTGCGTTCAATCCAAGTGGTTTCATGATTTGATATTTTTGCCAACTATCGGAATACCAATCAAATGAAAATATTACAAAAGGTTTTTCAAACTCAGAATATGCTGTAAACGGTAATTTATTAAAATAAAGTTCATAATGCGATTCTACTAATTTTACTCTGTCGCTTTCTGACATATTGTAATAATCTAATGGAGATTCTGTTATATCAAAAAAGCCAATTTTATAAAATCCTGCATTAAATTCTGCATATGCCACTCCGTTAATTTCGGTAAACTTTTTTAAAATATACTCATCTCCATTTTTGGAAAACTCGCACACATTAAATTTGTAACCACTATCTTTTGATACAAGTTTAAATGATGTCGGAATATTCAAAATTTTTGTTTTACCAACAGAAGCAGCATTTGTAATATTAGAAATCGTACCATCGCTATTAATTCCTTGCTGTTCCCACTTAGCATCAAAAGCCCCCATTTTTGCATATCCGTTAGGTAAAGCTTTATCTAAATCTTCCTTTAGCGAATCAATAGCTTCTCCCGTTGCTTTTGCTTCGGCAAGCCCACCTTCTATAGTCAATGTAGTGTCTGGCTGTGATACACTCTGAATGTCCTTAATAGCTTGTTCTTTTGCGGAATTTACATTTTGAACAGCTTCCGCAGATATGTTTTTAGTAAGCTCCAAAAGCTGATTTATAACATCTTTTTCTTCCTGTCCTATCTGTGGTTGATCAATCTCGATACCCTCTAGCACTGGTACTTCCGCTATTGCGGTATTCCATTCAACACTAATATTTGAATCGGAATCCGTTTTAACAGCGCAAACAATAAAACGTACCGTTCCCATATACCTTGCTGCATTTCTTCCAATCAACCAAGAAAAAGTTACATTTTCGCCATCTACAGCTACATCATCACAAATGTATTGGTCTTTGATAGAAACATTAAAATCCACACTGCTTACGTTTTCGAAGTTAATTCTGACTGAAAATTTGGATAAATCAAGATTATCTCCTACAATTTTGGGACATGAAAATTTAATACGTTCTGCATTCTTGTCAGATTGTACTCCCCCAACTACGATTGTAGAGGGCACGAAAATAACCCTTGTCTTAGCATCAATCGTGCATATATCGGATTGTTCAGAAAGCAAATTAACATCTTCTTTTGCGCTCATAAGTAAATCAAGTGCTGTTGCCATGTTCTACCCCCTCTGTGATACTTTGGTTTTACCAGTAGTTATAATGTATTTTCCGTTATCTTTCACTCCGGTGACAGATACAGAAAAATAATCCCAAGTAAGGGCTTCTGGCGGAATTTCACATTGATTGTTTTCCAGTATTACTGGGTATTCTCTTTCCATTCTCCAAAATGAAGCAGCTGTTTTACATCCGTTCCACTCTGGTGAAAAGATAAACAATGCTTTAAGATATCCAGTCGTGCCCTTTACCAGTCCAGAGAAATCACACTTGGGATCTGGATAAATTCTTTGATTATTTACAATAAATCTTAATACTCTCATGCAATCATCCTTTCCATTCCAACAGGCGAAACGTATGTAAATTTGTTTCCCAAAATATCTCTGGCCGTGCCAATCGCGAAATGGCTGTAGTCTGCCAGAATATTGCATACAAATTCCTCTGCGTCCACCCAATATCGTTTCTTAATCATACGGTGAAGCTCTGGCAGTAGACCATAGCTGAACATCACGCAATGCCCTAATTCGTGGATAAATACACGGTTCAGAAGTTCTCCATACAAGTTGCTTGCCGGATATGCAGGAACCGGAAGCGGTGCAGTGCGTCTGAGAATTTCTGCTGTATTTGCGTTCATAGCCGCCTGTAATACCGCATTCTGGTCGGACTGTGAAGCCGCCAGTTTAAGTGCCTGATTCTCTGCTCTGAGGTCTGCTGTCTCTTTCTGGCAAAGATAATCAAGGATTGCTCTTGTGTTGCTGTTCTGATTTTCCAGAAGGTCTCTGGTGTTGTTGTTCATTGTGTTCTGGAGAGCACAAGTGTTGGTAGCCAGGTTATAGTTGATACCCTGGATAGCTTCTCTGGTCTCGCAGCAACAATTTGCTAACTGAGACTGTAATGCATTGGTATTCTGCATACCGGCTACAGTATCAGCATTGATTGCCTGCTGAACGCCGTTGAAGCCTTGAAGCATTCCAACGTTCACGCCATTGAAGCCACTCTGCATGGTATTGTTAAGCGCATATGTGCTATCGCAAATACCCTGCTGAATACCTCTGATACCATTCTGAATATCATTCAGAGCAAAGCTCTCATTGATATCCGCTCTGGTTGCCCATCCTTGGAAACCTGCACCATTTGTACCGTTTCCACCATTGCCGCCCCAGCCGCCAAAGCCGCCGAAACCACCACCTCCACTGAAACCGCCTCCACCGCGGCCGCCGATAATCACGGGCGGTATCCACATGCCCCGACGGCCGCCGCTATTGCCGGTGCCGTCGCCACCTTTACCCCGGCCGCCGCGCGAAAGCAGGGCAAATACGATAAAGACGATGAACAGAATCAACCCACCGGTCAGGCCGGCCGGATCTCCCTGTTTGCCGTAGGCATCGGCCGTGAATTCGCCTTCGGTCAGTTTCATCAGCACGGTTGCGGCCCGGTCGATACCTGCATAATAATCTCCCTTGCGGAATTCGGGCAGCATCTCCGTGTCGATAATCCGTCCGGCGGTAATGTCGGGAACCACACCCTCCAGACCGTATCCGACCGAAATGAACACCTGACCGTTCGAAGCGGCCGTCTTAGGCTTGACCAAAATTAAGATTCCGTTATCCTTACCCTTCCGGCCGATCCCCCATTTGTCATAAAGGCGCTGCGCATAGTCCCCCGGTGCATATCCGTCGAGGTCGTCCACCGCAACCACAGCAATCTGCGTGGATGTCTTGCGGTCGAATGCCTCCAACTTTTGTTCCAATGCATTTTGTTGCTCCGGAGTCAAAAGCCCGACAAAATCATTGACCAGCCGGGGCGGGGACATCGGTTCGGGCAGGTTTTGCCCGGCCGCCCCGACCACACCCAGCAGGCTCGCACATAGCAGTATGAAAAGCCGTTTCAGCAT